GGACAACCCGGTTATGAGCCGGGAGTTCTAACCAACTGAACTACAGAACCATGTGGCAGCGACTACTGGAATCGAACCAGTGAATGTCAGAGTCAAAGTCTGATGCCTTACCGCTTGGCTAAGTCGCTGTATTGTGGTCTGTCCCACCGTCAACCGTCTATTCCGATTTGTCATGGTGACTTAACACCAGTCTGCAAAGGAGGACACCCCTTGGTGCAAGAGAGGGGACTCGAACCCCCAATCCAAATGGCTACGGTTTTTAAGACCGTTTCGTATACCAGTTCCGACACTCTTGCGTGTGTTTGTATCTCTTTGCGATACTGTCTTAATTATATCAAGATAATAAATCTTGTCAAGATACAAAATCGTCAGAAAATAACCTTTTTAGTTTCCCAATGTTTATGGGCTTTTGTTCCGCTCTGTATCTTACGAGTATCATTATAGCAAATAATTCTAAAAAATCAAGATGGGAAATTAACCAATAATTCAATGTTTTATCTGTTTCTGTTTGTGCATATCGCTGTACATTTGTATCTTATAATGATACACTGAGTATATAATAAATGAAAGGATGATTTATATGACCGTTAGCCCCGGTGACAAAATTAAGTATCTCAGATCATTAACCGATATGTCCCAAGAGGAATTAGGTAGGAGGGTGGGTGTGCAACGTGCAGCAATAAATAAATACGAAAAAGGTACGGTTGAGAATATTCCAATAAAGACTATAGAGAAGATCGCCAATGTATTTGATGTATCTCCCACCTATATTGTAGGTTGGAATGGAGATGAATCTAACCCTCTCTCAGTAGAGGTTAAGCTACTCCAAGGTGTTAAAAGATACTATGGTAACGATGTTGTTGAATTGATCGAGTCATATGTTCAATTAAATGCGGTAGGTAAAAAGCGTGTATGCCAATACACCGAGGACATGAGTTTGATTTACGAAGATGGTGAGAAACTAACAGACCTTGAAGTAGACGGAAAATTGGAAATAGAAGTTATAAAAGAATAGCTTATAAATATTACTTTTAATAGGTAAACGATATTCTTACTTTATCAGAATGTCGTAGACCTATATAAATAAAATAAATAAATGCAAAGTTTACAATGTTATCGTATTTATACAAAAATGAAAATTGAATAACACTAAAATTTCGTATACTTTTCATAAAAATTGTAAATTCTTTATGAACAAAAAATCAGAATACCGTAACAGGGAGAGATGCACCATGGCTAAGAAAAAATCCAAACAACAGCATTTCAGACACCAAAATGGTTTTGGGAGCATCACCAAGTTAAGTGGAAAACGAAGAAAGCCTTTCGGCGTTCGCATCACTACAGGCTGGAAAGACGGTAAACAAGTTAGAAAATATCTTGGATATTATGAGTCAGAAGCGGAAGCATTGATGGCATTGGCTGAATACCATAAGGGTGGATACAATCTTGATATGTCCAAGCTGACTTTGGGAGAGGTTTACGAGCGTTGGATCGAGCGTTTAGAACCCAAAGTATCAAAGAATGTGCTTATCTCTCACAATATGGCTTATACTCGTTTTGAACGAATGGCGAATGTGCCGATTGTGAACCTTAAAGCAGACCACCTACAAGACTGGATGGACAGCATAGATGATTTGAGTCCCGGTAGTAAGAAGCGTATTAAGAGTACAATGATCCAAATTTGGAAATACGCCATGAAAAACGATATCGTGGACAACAATTACGCTGAATACATTGAAATCAGAGAAAAAGTGGAGAAAACTGGTAAGGTATTCACAGACAACGAAATCAAAACACTTTGGGATAATGTAGATGATCCAACCGCCCAATGGATACTGATTCTTATGTATACTGGTATGCGGATTGGGGAATTACTTGCTATGACCGCCGACAACATTTATTTGGATAAACACTACATGATCGGTGGTTCAAAATCCGAAGCTGGAATAGACCGTGTTATTCCGATACACGACGCTATTATTCCGTTAGTGAAAAAACAACTCGGTAAAGCGAAGTATCTTATGCGTGACGAAAAAGGTCGTAAACTTTCTTACGCAAAGGCTCTTGAACAATTCAAAGAATTTATGATAAATTACAAGTGGGAGCATCTTCCACATGATACTCGTAAAACAGCCGTTAGTATGATGCACTCAGCCGATATCCCAATGGAAGTTATTCGGGTTATCGTTGGTCACTCTGGTAAGGGTGTTACCGAGAAAGTGTATCTATATAAGACTCCATATGAGTTGGTAGAAGCCGTTAATAAGGTTAAAGTCCCTGTGGGCTGTTTGTAACCTTTATGTAACCTTTTTGTAGGTTGCGCCCCCGAATAGACAAAAATAGAAACAAAAAAAGACCCCTCCACCATTGAGGTGAAGGGGTCTTAAGTGACTCATAAGTTTTTTGATATGAAATTTGAAAAGCTTAATTTACCGGGTTTTAAGTGCCGTTTGTAGGCTACTTGAAACCTTTTTTATTTACTTAGCAACACTAAGTCTTTCGTTAATAATATTCCAAGTGGCAGAAATGGCAGCAGACAGAGAAGCAGCCACAATGGGACTCAGAATTAACCAAGTCGCCTTAATATCCTCTGGAAAACCGCCATTCAGAATGATACACAGTTCTGGAATAAGCACACCAAAGAAAGACTGTACAAAAGTTTTAATTGCTCTAATCATCCAATCAGACATATTTAATTCCTCCTTAAAATTCGTAAACCGCTCTCAGAACAACATCGTTTCTTGGACTTGTTTCGTTTATAGCGTTACCAACAATTCTGTCATTCCACATATAAACCTTCTTAATACAACGAGTTTCAGCAGTATTAGACGCTTCTACTGGAATATCCATTAACCAAGAGTGACCAGACCAATTACCACCGCTGTAGCAACGTTTTGGAACATAAGTCGCATAAACATCACCGTTAGTTGCTCCACCATTCACTGTGTCGTAGTCGCTCCAAAGCAGAACCCAACCGTTCTTACACTGGGACAGCATCTTAGATGGAGTGACGGTCTGGTTAGCGTTCATAAACATTGCACCAGACCACAGAGGACTTGGGTTATTATCCCAAATTGGTTTCCAACCTCTCCATGTGCCATTATCGAGATAGTTAATGAATAAACTACCCTCAGAACCAAACGCCATTACCCAACCATAAGCTGGGTAATTCTTGTGGATCAGATAACGCCAGCTTTCAATGGTGTTAGGGGCATTGGTAGCCGTAGCGTTAGTGCCACCACCAGAGTATGCGGTGTGAACACCAGTAGAAAGTCCAGCGATAGTGGTTAAAACATTTCCAGTAATGGTGGTCTTCTGTCTACCAGCCGTATCGGTGAGTAACAGATTCAGTAAACCAGTAATAGCACTCAGTTCGTGAGTATGAGAAGCGTTTGCAAAATCAGAAGCACTCTTTCCACCTACAGTATCAGCATTACCACCGTTAGCTGGTAAAGAAGCTGGGATAGTGGGGATCGTTGGCTTACCAGTAAGATCACTATACTTACCACTGGTAGCGACAGTAGACAAACCAGTAATCATGGACGCTGGGTGAGATGCTGGGTGAGTATACGCACTAGGAATAGTAGGCTTATTCGACAAATCATTGTAACTACCGCTAGTGGCAACGGTGGACAGTCCTGTAATCATGCTGGCTGGATGATTCTCAGGGTGAGTATAAGCAGAGGGAATTGTTGGCTTATTGGTTAAATCAGTATAATTACCAGTTGTAGCCACAGTTGATAACCCTGTAATCATACTTGCCGGGTGATTATCTGGATGGACATATGCTTCGGGAATAGTTGGTTTGTTAGTTAAATCGTTGTAATTATGCCCATGGTTAGTCAGAGAATAATTACTGTGGGAGTGGTCGGAGTTTGCCTTACCAGTTTGGAGTTGAGTGATATTAGACTCTATTGTATCCAAATCATCTGTGATACAGCGAGTATCATCTAAATCTCTCCAAATCTCGTTGCTGGACATGGTTGCTGTAAAATTAGGATTAGCCATACATACTTCCTTTCAATAAACGACAACTGTTGACAACTTACTGTATTATTTCCCACTCTTGCATTTCCGCATAGATGTGGTCAATAAACGAATTACCACCCAAGGCTTTATATGCCTTGTAACACTCCACGAGGTTTTTGTATTCGTACTCGTGGAGCATTTTTTCTTTTCGATTGCGATAATATGTTCTAACGATTTCTGAACGAAGCAAACATCGTTGTCCCTCTCTTATCGCTTCTATACCCATTATTTTTTCTCTAATTGGTTTTATTAGGAGCATAGCGCAAGTAATTATTGCGCCTATGTCCCCGGCGTGATCGGCAATTAGTTGTAACACATCTGACTTCCCCCTTTACTCAGCGTATATTTGATATATCTTTACAGTTGGAAGATTCTCTAAAACATACTGATAAGTAGCAGTTAATGTTATGCCGTATATCGAATATTCATCTGCCAGTAAATTATCGAGAGGAATTTTGTACACCATTTTCTTTCCGTCATTGCTGATATCAATTACTCTCTTTAAGTTTTCATCTGGATAATCCGAGCCGTTTTGTAAAATGTTAATAGATAACGTTGCCGTGTTAAACCTTTCACAAGACATTACAAAACATAAGGTGTTGCAATCGTCAAGGTTTATATCTGGAACAGGGATGTAAGTGTAATATGTTCCAGGCCGATTGGCTTCGTCAGATGTAAGCACAGTGGCGTTATCACTATACTTAATACCAAATTTTCTATATTGTGTAGTTGCGTTGCTAGTAACAGAAAAATCATATGGTGAAATAGATTCACCGTTCAATATATAGTATGTTCGTTTTGTACCATTACAAGCTATGAGATCAAAAACCATAAACAATCACCCTTAATCGAAGATTGCGATATTAACTGTAATAGCCATAGACGGTGTGTAGTCACACTTAAATGTAAGACTTCCACTCGCCTGTGCGTGTAACCTTACTCTATGGTCAACATAATCAGAATAACTATTTGGAGAATGTGTAACAATAACGAGGTTGTCAGTAGTAACTCCTTCGACATTAACAGTTTGTGTAAGGTTAGACCAACCGCTTGTTTGTAATGTTATAGTGGTCGTTTCAACCGCTACAGCCCCAAGGTTTTGTCTAGCTTCCTTTGGATTATCAGCACCAGTACCACCATTTGCGACTGGAACAGCACCGTAAAGGTCTTGTGCGGAAGTCCTCTGCTTATCAACCGTCTGCCATACACCATCGGGGGCTTGTTCTGTATTGAACATTAACTTAACTGGTTTACCCTTAGTGTAGAAACCCACCGAAGCTGGATTTGTCGTGGCACTCGTATTGGTGCTAAGAGGAACTTTAATGTACTTTGCACCAAGACTGTTGATATTCAGCGTTGGGTTTACAACGGTGCTAGTCATGTTTGGTATAATGGTAATTTCTAAGCCATTGTGTAGTTCATCCAAATAGGGAACAGTTGCTTCATAGGAAACACCGTCCGTAGAAGTGGCAGCAACAATCCGATTACCAGCACTAGCTAATTCAGTGTCGATTCTATCCCAATTGGCGTTAAGTTCTGTAATATCCGCTGGGTCGTGTAACTCTGGCTTAAAGAAATTAAAATTCTTTGTAAGTGTACTCATAAAAAATCACCTCAAAAATTCTCCAACGATATATAACAAACTTCTTCCCAAGTTCCAACTTCGGATACTTCTTCCCAATTAGTGTATGTGTCTTTAACTTGACCCCAACTGTGATAGTTCCGTTCAACTTGTAAGAGTAAGTGCGCTGGGATTTTATTTTGTAACTCTCGCTCAACATTCTCAAACTTGTATAGTTTAGCTTGTTTAGGTGGGGAAATTAGAACATGAATCACACCGTCTTTGAAATAAGAAACTGTAGCACCTCCTGTGAATATCTTCACAACATCGGCTATAGTTTTCGTGCTTAACTTCTCGGTGTGATACAATCTCGCTAAAATACTTTCTCGTCTATCAGCTAACCAAGTTTCTAATGTATCATCACCTTGCGGTAATGGTGTAATCCCAAGGGATTTTTCCCACTGAGAAAGTCTATTCTCGTCCGCTGTGCTGACATAAGAGTTGTTAAGTATCTTAATAAGTTCCTCGTGCATTTCGTCAACTTCTAAACTTTGTGTCGAGATCAACACTTGGAACTCTTGGATTGCCTTAATAACCTCTGGATAGTAGTTTAACATTCGTTCATTGTAGTTAATTTTTAATGCCATCGTTAAACACTCCAAACGCAGTTATCAGTATCTAACACTGCCACTTCGTCTTCGCTTATACTCACGCTAGGAACAAATGGAGAAATGCTGGTATCCATCACAGTATCCTTAACTATGACCTTCAAGCTAACAACTTCTTCCACAGATTCAGCGTTATAGATTTCAGCGGAAATTGGCATATATGCGACCGTGTTCTTAATTAAGGCGAGAGAATTGATATAGTTATTAACAGCTTCTTCAACACCAACAGGGGAGTTATAACCATCTTTAAGAGTGACTTTACACTCCACAACCACTGGTACTTCTGTGGTAGTGCCGACAGTTACAATTGCGCCAATTGGGGCTTTACCGTTACCCATACCACGACCTTGGGGATAGTTTATCGCTGTAGTATCATCATCGATAGTAGCGGTGGGAGGATCGAAGTAGTTTTGCACTTCTTTAACCAATTCACCACTCGCACTTTCGTTTTTGGCATTTAAGATAAGCAACTTAACCGTGTTACGACCATTCCAGCATGGGATAGTACGATACTTACCAACGCCATCGTATTCGTCCAACCACTCGTCATACTGAGCAACATTACCGTCAATGGGTGGATTCTTAACGTGGACTTGTAACCGATATCGATATGCTTCGGTTTCTTCCTCGTCTTCACCATAGATCAATACGGAGGTTAACTTTGCATATGACAAGTTCTGTACATAAGTGATCGGAGTTAAGTCGCCCAAATAAGCATTTGGTTCAGAACCAGCGGTTTCACATACCAACTCGTACTTATGATACGGATATTCTTCGGTTGCGTCAGCTAACTTTTCGATTACATTATAATTAAATTCCTCTAAGTTAAAACGAGTACCAACTGCGAGTTCAACATTAAATTCACCTTCAAAGTGACCGTAAGTAGCTTCGTTAATTTCCAGGCCAATTTGATTACCGTGCATAATGAGATATTCTTTAGAAGCAGTATCGAGGAATGTTTCTTCCAAAATCATGTCCATTTCACGATAGGCATTTTCCAATTCAAGTGCTATTGGGGCAAGGGCTGTATAAATGATAGAACCAGTTCTAGTATCCAGTTCGGGGTTTTGTTCACTAACATAACTCAACATATCACTTAAGATAGTTTCAAATGTCTTATCTTCATACATTAGTAGTACACCACCGTTTCTTCTTCTAATTCACCGTAAATACTATGGACGATAAATCTAACGGTGAGTCGATTACCTTTTATTTCAAATTCAAAATCAGAAACATCGTTAATTCGATCATCACTTAACAGTGCTTCGGTGATTCTTTCTGGAATTACCGCCATTACATAATGATACGGTTTTCCAAATAAATCTAATGTCCTAATGCCATAGGTATATGGGTAAATGATAAATTGGTCTGCTTCTACACTCAGAGTAAGATAGATGTGTTGTTCTAACGCTTTCAAACCATCTATCATACCAGCCATGCGCTTTCCATCCGATTTATTTATACCAAATGTCTTGGTATTCTCTTGGGTTTCTTCCTCAAAATCCAAGATTAAATCATCTAAATTTTCTGTGTTTGGTAACATTTAATCACCAACCCTTATATAAACTTGCGCTCGATAAGTACCTTTAGCAAGCGCATCACTATGAGTACCAGTTACAAGATCGACTCTATTACCCTTGATTGCTCCACCAGTATCTTCGGCATGATAAACAACACCGTTAATCTTAATATACGAACCAAGCGGAATTACTCTCGGATCAACCGCACAACCACCAACATGGGGTTCTGTACCAGTTGCAGTACGATAGGGAGGCCCGGCGTTACAGATATGTGGGTATTTTTCACAGCAGTAATGAGTGATCTTGAATGTTCCAAGGTTTTTCCACTGTCCGTTAGTGGGATAAACAGTGTTAACAACACCACCAACATTAACGGAACTGTTGTAAACCTTTTCTATAGTGCTTAAAACTAAGTATTTGTTACCAGTTGCATATTTGATAACAACTACTTCTTCGTCAATCTCAACCGGGATATCTAATACTAGAAACTCCTCGGTCAATGTCCAAGTGTCGCCAACCTTTACTACCAGCGGTTCTACACTTTGAACCTTACCAAACATGATTTGGAGTGCGTGTTCTTGAATCGCACCAAGCCCAACCTTTTGTATTGTCTTAATTAAATCAAAACTCAATCACACGCACCTCTTTATCAATTATTTAAGAAATGTTAATGGGTTAATGGTATTAGCCGAACTGTTACTTCCTTTACGGATTTCCAAGTGTAAGTGCGAACCAGTAGAGTGTCCAGTGCTTCCCTCGACACCCAAAATGGTGTTTTTATTAACACCTTGTCCACTCTTTACATAAACTTGGCTCATGTGTCCATACAAACTCCAATAACCGTTACCGTGGTTAACAATGACATAATTTCCGTAACCGCCAGAATCGTAACCAACGCTTACCGTACCACTGTTAACTGGATAAATGTGTTTACTACCTTGACCAACCAGATCAACGCCTTTATGAGTTCTACCACCGCTTCGCACTTCACCAAATGGAGAGGTCACAACATAGCTACCCTTATATGGGAGTTGCCATCCACTGGAACTGTCATTGGAGAAACTACCATCTGGAAGCAGTTCTCCACCGCCTGTATAAACGGTATTTTGAACAACCGCAACACGAGTACCTAAAACCACATACTTCTGGCCACCTTGGCAGCGAATCAATGTAACATCGTCACCCTCAAATACAGTTCCATTTATAACTAAAAACTCCTGTGTGAGAGTAAGAAGTTCACCGACTTGTATCTTAACCGGGTTCGTAGAGATAACCTTACCGAAAACTAACTTAACTGGATTACTAGCTTCAAAGGCATTTAACGCAACTTTTTTGATAATATCTATAATTCCACTGCTCATGCTGTAAACTCCGTAGTACCACCTAAAGTTAAGTCCATTCGGTATTCACCATGATTAAATGTATGTGTCGCCTTTTCAATTAACATATAGTTGGACACCGTTGTGTCACCCAAATCTAATTGAACGATCACACTCATTCCAGCACGGCATTTGTAATTTCCAAATGCTTTTGTAACTTTAAGTTTCCTAGTTTTTCGATTATATAATTTCAGAAGTTTATTCGCTCTATCTTGTGCGTTAGCTGGGTTTTGTAGACTCTCTGTATATCGTAATCTACCCCACTTACCCATATTGTTCGTATCAGTTGCGTTGTAGTATTCACGCTTATTGGTCTTATCGTTATCGTAATACAATTCAATATCGTTGTAAGTTTCCTCGTCAATGCTGGAAGTGTACTCAAAATCTTCCGCAACCGAAGCATTGATAACGACATTTGTTTTTAAGTTCATTGCATCACGAAGATATAACTTAGAACCATCTGAATATAAAATATACAGATTGTTGGTACTAGCAAGCGTTAAATCCAGTGCGTTTTGGATAATGTCAAATAAACTTTGGTTATCTTCAACTCGACTACCTATGACATAACTGGTATTTTCGATGTTACCAATCGTAAGGTTGTAGTCGTTTGCAATCATTCTTAATAGATCGCTGGCTTTCTTATTGGAATACACATATGTCGCTTTATTTTTGAAATATCTAAGCTGGTCGTATGCTGTAACATCGATCCAACCATCCTTATTTCGCTTCTTAGTAAAGATGTATCCGTTAAAAACAAGCACCCAACCATTATTAACATCGTGATACTTTAAGGCAACGGTATCGCCCTCTTGGAAATTTACTCCACCATTTTTTTCTGCATAGAGTCTGAAAGTAAGTTTTCCCGGTGAACCTTGTCTGTCGGTTTCCCACTTGACTCCATCTTCAACTATAGGAGTTATAGTTTCATAACCATTACTGATTTTATGATTGATGATAATGGAAAAATCACCATCAAAATTCTTAGTGATAGTTGTTCCACTTGCCAAAATATCACCTCCAATTGGATTAAATTAAATAGCTGGGATAGTTAACACAGTACCCGGATAAATCCAATGTCCGTTACTGGAACTTGCTCGACCATACTTTTTAGCCGTATTTTCGATAACGGTTTTGTTAGCAGTATAAATAACTGTCCACTTGGTAGAATTACCGTAAAATTTTCTTGCGATATTCCACAAGCAATCACCAGATTTAACAGTATAACTCTTGTTTTGAGTAGCTGGTTTATTCGTAGTTTGAACAGTTACTTTGTTAGTTGTAGTCTTGTTGCTTGTAACTACTTTTTTGGTAACAGTTCCGTATGAAGCGTATTCCTTAAACTTTAACGAAACCTTAACATCGTATGCGTTATCTGCGTTTTCCTCTAATGTATAACCCTCTAAGCTGACGGTAAGAACTGTACTTTCAAAGTCTTTAATCGTACCACCAATACCAGTTCGTAACGAGGGATTGGGGCGAGTGATAACTAACCTTGTTGGCGATTTTGTCAACATCAACTTTTCAAAGTAGTCTGTGTAGGTTTTAGAGGATATCAATGTATTGGCAAATGCGTATTGCCTACCCCTCGGTAACTCAACATCAAATTCAATTTCCGTTAATTTTGGATTTTTTAAGATATTGATTTCGTTACCATTGATTAAATCAACTGTTTTGTTGTTTGAACCAATGGTAACTTTGAGTTGAGAGGGGGCATATGGCATTTCCAAATCACCAATAAAGAAATGATAACCTTTATAAGCCATTCAAATAGCCCCCTTATTGTTAATAATGAACTCCGTAAGCGACATTTGTCATTTCGCTTCTCAACACATCGGATAAGTAATCAACAATACCATCCAAGTCACGGTCACTATTGACAGTGTTATTGTTTGTCATATCGATTCTTATCTCAGCAGTCGTAAACTCGTTACGCCATTCCATATCAGCAATCTTGCGTAAGTAGTCCAGATCATCATTAGATAAATCCATAGAATCTTTAATATCGCCCACATTGGAATCGATATTGTCTATATTCTTTAAGAAATCATCTGGATCATAACCACTATCAAGAGAGTAAGCTGGGTCGTATGGATTAAGCAGTTTGTTATCGGTTAATCCTGTTAACCTATTTAAGTCAGAGAAAATACCGTTAGCATTATTCTCATTTTGGAACTGAGAACCCCAATCGTTAATGGACTCTTTAATACCAGCACCCCAGTTGTAACCAGTATTATAAGCATCCATTGGGTTAATCAATTCGGCATATTCAAATGTGTTCATGCCTGTCATAAAGGCATCTGTAGCATCAAGCCGTTTTAATTCGGGGGCTTCTCTAGTTAAGGTAACAGCTTCGTCACTCTTACCCCACTCGGTCACGCTATCCTTCAAGGCTTCTAATCCAGAAGTCCAGTCCGTTCCGAAAATAGCGTCTATAATTTTGGTTACGACTTCGCCCAACGATAAGAACCAGCCAATGATTTGACCGATTAAATTCGCCACAGCACCACCAAAACTATTGAAACCACCGTTGCAGACATTCAAAATCCACTCGACAATTCCAATAATTGGGTCTACCATTGCCCAAATGAGTTGTAAAATACCGTTAATTACGCCAACAACCAAATTATAAATTGTCGCTAAACACCAAAGTACAATGCCAATAATTAAGTTAATTACAGCTACGATGATGTTCCAGACAATGAGAATGATATCGACCAAAACCGCACCAAGCCACATGGCGCCACCAGCTACATACTCAAAGTACAGTAATGCAAGTGCTACGGCTGCGATAACGGCAGCAATAATTAAGTAAATACCAGCGGTACAAATAGCTGCCACTATAACGAAAACGACTGCTACAATCATAAGAGCGTAACAAATTGCTTCCACCGTAGTAATAGTGCCTTGTCGCCATAACTCGTAAACATAGAGGATACCCATAATACCAGCGACAATTAACACTAAAGGCCAATATGCTTGCAACCAGGCCCATGCTGTCATTAACGCACTCCAAACTGCTTGCGCTGCGGTTATGACAAACATCGTGCCAATAACGACTAAGACACCGAGGATTACATATTTAAGCCACTCCCAATTTTCGTAACACCAATTGAAGAACCGACCTAAAACATCTCCAACCCATAAGATTGTGTTTGCTAATACTACAAATGCTTGTCCAATACCATCGACTATCGTTCTACCAGCTTTACTATTTAACGCATCGTTAAGCATTTGTAAAACTGGCTCAAACGCCTTGGTTGCCATATTCTTGATACTTGTCCAAGCCTGTGCAAAGGTCATTTTGGTATTTTCAAAGGATTTGTTGATCTTGTCTTCTGCGTTCATAATGGCAGCAACAACCATGTCAGAAGTGATCTTACCTTGGGAAGCTAACTCCTTCAAGGATTCATCGGTATTCAAAACACCTTGGGCAAATTCTTCAATTGCCTTGTATGCCAACGGCGCACCTTCACGAACAGACCGTAATTCGTCACCTTGTAAGATACCAGAACCTAACGCCTGTACTAACTGGTACATGGAAGACGATTGCTCGGCAGCACTAGCACCACCAATGGTGTACGATTTAGCCATTATCTCTTGGAATCGAATGGCGTTATCGATATTATTTTGGAACGCATCACCAGCAAGGGTCATGGTCTTCGACACATTACCCATCATATCGGCATAACCAGAGCGACTCCGTTGGGAAGCAGCGTACATCTTATCCATGCTCTCTTGGGTAAGTTGTTCGTTACCTCCGGGTAAATTATTAAGTCTGTTCTCAGCAGCAGTAATAGTATCCGAGGTATTGATAAGGGCTTTAGCACCCATTATCCCAAGGTAAGTGGACGCAATAGACTTGATCGTGCCAAGTAATCTACTAGCTGCTGTATTACTAGACGCATACGCATTACGCAGTCTATAAGCCGAATTGGTAGCTTTCGTATTGGCAGTATGTACCTTATTGGTAGTGTTAGCTACTTTTTTAGTAGCAGTTTCCAATTTGTTGGTAGCATTGACCGCCCTGTTTATCTGCGTAGTTAATTTGGTATTACCATTAGAGGTTCTGTTTATCGCTGTATTAACAGCTTTAATTTTCTTTTCTAGCCGTGCTAAACTCGACACTGCGGATTTAGTATCGAGTTTAACACTTGCGTTTAAGGTTTTATTCGACAATTATGCCACCTACCTTTTCCGAGGTCGTTTGGCTTTCAGTTTCTTTTCTTGCTCCTTTTCAGCATCCGATCTAATCTGAATAGAAGCATAAACGAAAGCTTTTTCCTCCCTCGTCATGTTCAATAGCATGGTAGGTTTCCAGTGGAATTTGTGAAGACAATAGTAAGCCATATTAGCTTCACTATCGCCCTCCTTAATTAGTTTTTTGCTTCATCCACCAGTTCTTCCATACTCATGTCGTAGCCATTAACCTCCATCACCTTGGCCTTGTATTCGGTGTATTCACCGGGAAGAAGCATCTTCTTTAACAGAGCATCGGCACTCTTAACACCATAGGCATCTTGGAGTTCGGCATCATTCAAATTAGGATAAACGGTACAAGCAACACACATCTTACCAATGTACTTGTCCGTATCAGTTTCTTGGTTATATTGACCACGCTTACCGGGAATAGGCACTTTCTTAGTACATTCCTTACGAAGCACTTCGTCTAAATCAGAGTCAATGGGCTTAATCTCCCACTCAACAGGCTTTCCCTTAACTGCGAAACGCTTGGAAGCTACATACTTAGTAGTTTCCTTCTTAGCACTTGCACCAGCCATAAAAACGGAAAAATCAGACATTATTAAATCCTCCCAATTTAATTAAAATGTGTTTTAGTTAGATATTAAAAAGGGTGGAGTAATTAAAATTACCCCACCCAAATTTTAATTAGAGCATACCGTCCATCAGATTGAACTTCTCAGGCATCTCGAAACGCTCTGCGGTGAAGTCCATGCTCTCGGTCAGAGAATCGTCACTATCGGCATCGAAAGCTGCCAGAATGACAGAATCAAAGTTGCAGTCATACAGAATAATAGTCTGTCTACCAACATCGGAAGCGGTAACATCCTCATTGGTGATCTGCATATCAAAGTATAAGTCCTCGCCAGTTTCTTGGAAGCGGTAAGCCAGTTCTCTCCAAATGGAAGTATTCAGATGGAACTCAGCACTACCAGTGATATTGGAACTTGTGGACTTATGACCACGGTTCATACGACCGAGAATAGGCACTTCGGTCTTTTCCTTCTCAAAGGTAACTTCCACATTGATAGCGGACATAAAGTTGTAACGATTACCCTCGATGGTGACATAACATTCAGCCATCTTTGCGGAAATCGCATTACGAGCGTGCATAGTTTGAGCCATATTTACTTAACCCCCTTTACTGTAGTGAACTTACTGAACCACGACAGTC